CTACAAAATTTTTTTACCCATCTGTTTTATGATAGCACGAACAAGGCTTTCGCTTACCTTGAAGTGCTCAGATATATTTGTATAACGCTCCATCTTTGGGGCGTTACTTTTTTGAAATGCTTCGTAAATCTCAAGGTCGCGAAATATCTCACACGCAACCCTACCTCCGTGCTTGTATATCAAGCGAAGGTCGTTCTCCATAGGTTTTAATTTTTCGTATACATTCATAGTTATTCCCATTTATTAAGTTCGCACCCTTTTTCATCTTGTCGTAGCAAGGTTGATAGCGGACACCCGCACGCCTTGCACTTCATACCCTTAACCTCTTTAAGAGTGTAATCTTCCATTAGCTGTTGGTATGTACCTTTCTTAGCCATAGGACAACCAGCGCATATCTTCGCTCGTTCCTTTGCCTTTGCTTCCATTTCAGGGTTGGGGAATATATAGTTCTCCCAACCCTTTAATATTGCTTTTAGTTTAATCATATACTTGCTGACCTCCTTGCAAACTCGTTATCGCTAATTCGTAGGGCACTCTCTGTTAGCCCTGTAGTTGTGCCTAATGTAGCACCCTCGTACGCCCCTTGCATTGCGCCCTCAAGGCTACCCGCGCGCGCACCCTCGTACGCTCCTGCTTGTGCCCCTTGCTGTGTGCCCTGCATTGCACCCTCTCTAATAGCATTCATCATTTTATCAAAATCAATCTTTAATTCCTTTATATCAGTTTGTACAAGGGGAGGCTGCTTAATCACGCCCCCTGCTGCCATATACACGGGGTTATAACTACCATAACCAGCACTCTTATTAATAGCCTCCAGCACTGGGAAGTACATAGCCGTTGCGCGTTTGTTTATGATATACTCCCCTCCTTCAGCCTCAAACCCTACACGTCCTGCAACTGTAAAAGGAACTCCTCCTGATGCGTGGCTTTTACCTACTATCAGACCACCGGCCTCGTACTTGTCAGTCTCTGTATCCACTATCTTTTGTACATTCATCATACCAGACGCTACCGCCGCTGCTGCCGCTGCTGCACCCAACGCCGGCCCTACAATAGGAATACCTGCCATTGACGAATATGCCTTTTGCGCTGCCATATACGTATTAATAGTAGTTTCAGCCACCGCTGCAGCCTTGCTCAATGCAGTATGCTCGCCAAACAATCCTTTCATTTGCCCCAATACCGATTGAAAAGCCTGAAGTTTTGCCATCTCTACACCCTCATCTATTGCCTTTTTCTTTTTAGCATAATTGAGCCTTATAGTAGTTAAAGTCTTTTCGTACTGCTCATCATTCAACTGCCCTGCCTGGTGCTGCTCATCGGCTTTCTCAAGTGCAAGTGCGTTCTCATTCTCAAGTTGAGCATATTTAATCTCCCATTCGCTAGCATTCTCAGACTCCAAACGAGCGATGCGTTCCTGAAAATCCAAATCAGCATTTAATTTTCTTTGTTCTTTATCTAATTCGTTCGCTCGTTTTTTCAAATCTCTGCTTTGATTGTCGTGCTCCTCCTGAAGTGTACGTAATCTATTTTGGTGCTCCTCCTCTGCATTATAGTCCCATTCATTAGCATCTTGCTTCAGTTTCTTCTCCTTCTCCAACGCCTCTACCTTCTTTTGATAGATAGCATCTTGTCGTACTTGTTCCTGTGCGATAAGTTCAGCAGTTAGGTGTGTTTCACTGTTAATCTTAGTTTTATTTTGCACCTCATACTGCTCCGCCTCTTTCTGTACTGCCTCGACACTTAGTTCAGCCTTAATTTTTAGAAAATCCCTCTCAATCTCTTTCTTCTGCTTCTCATATTCCCTTTGCTTTATTAGGCCCTTAGTCTTTTCAGTCTCTAATATAGCGAGGCGGTCTCTCATACCCTTTTCCTCAATATCGAGGCGTTCCTGCATCGACTTTGCTACCGCTGAATTAGTTTTTACATAGTCCTCTATCGCCTCCTTTTTCCACTTAAGTTCCTCCTCCAAGAGTTTTCGAGCCTTATCTGCCGCCTCCTTATTCTTTGCATCTTGTTCTTGTCTTGCTGTATTGCGAATGCTGTTAAGTACCTTTGTTTGTGCTATTTCGCTCTGTATCTGTTCTGCCTTTGCCTTGTTGTTTTCTGCCTTTTTTCTCTCCAAATCAGCGCGCTCAGCATCGCTCGTGTCATTGCTTTGTTGCTGCAGTTCCATTCGCTCTATTTCCAAGTTATTGCGCTCTGTTACTAACTTGTTAATCTGCTTCTGTATCTCAATACTCTTCTTAGCAGCAGCCTCCCTCTCACTAATCGTTTTGCTTGTGTCCCTTGCTATCTGATTTTGTTCTGCAAACTCCAACTTCAAAGCCTCTGATTGCTTAACAAAATCAGCCTCCGAACTCGCTAACTTTACACCTATCTCCTCAATTCGTTGCCCTCGTTTGATAGCCTCGTCAATCGTATCACTAACTGCTTTGCCGGCTTCCTTCACCTTTCCAACGACATCTTTTACCCCCGTAGCCGCTTGCAAGGCAGCATCGCCTACCTGCTTAAAGCCCTCCTTAAAATTACCCGTTAATATATTGCCTAATCCTTTGAAAGCATCTATTACTGCTGTGGCCCTGTTAATGATTTGTTCTTGTAGGAACTTTCCTAAATCCATAACTAACTGCTTAGGGTGCGTAAAAGCCTCTACTAATGCCTTACCTACATTCTGCACCACCCCCCATAGAGTTTGAAAAAGCACCTTCAGAGGCGTTAGCACCTTATTCACCTTGTCGATACCTTCCTGTGTGCTCGTGAAGTATGCAACCAAAGAGCCTAATGCTACCACCAACGCCCCTATACCCGTGCTTATAACCGCCCCTCTTAGTATTTTCATAGCCAAAGAGGTTTTGCTTGTAGCAACAGCAGCAGCATTCATTGCTGGTGCTGCTAATCTTCCTGTTTGTACAAAATTCACAAACGGATTAGCAAGTGCTATTATCTGCACTTTCATCGTGTTAAAGTTATTAATAACACTATTCATTGAGGTTCCAAACGCTTGATTATCCCCAATAGCATCTAATATCGCCTGTCTGTAGTTCCCTACATCTACCTGATTGTTGCCAATGCTCTTTTGCAACTCCTTATACTTCTTATCCTGCTCCTGAATAACCGCTAACAGTTTGCCCCCTACATCAGCATTTTCACGCTCCTCCTCGCTCAATTGCTGGTATATTAGTTTATTCTGTGATAGAGCAGCACTAATCTCTTTGATTGAGCCCTTCATCGTCTCATTCTGTTTCATCTTCGTGGCCTCTGTGCTGATATGGTTTTTTACCAGCGTATCATATACACGCAACTCATCACGGTTCACTTTCTGAATAGCCGTCAATTCCGATACCTTGCGCGTGTACTCCTGTACCGATATATCCCCCTTATCAAACTGCCCCTTCAGTTCTTTCAGTTCACCACCAATCTCCATCAGCTTTTGTCTCACCTCTGCACTCTTACCAATCAGCGCGTCCACATCAATATCTACCTGTGCTATATTTATTCTTTCCATATCGTTATTATTTCTAATTATCTAATCTTAATCATCTCTACCTCTGTCATACCTTCCGTTTTATATTTTATCTTATTAGGCATAAAGTAACTCCCCAACTGCTGTACGTATATCCTACTGAAGAATGAAAACTCCATTACATCAATCTCATTCAAGTTCATTTCTACTGTTACGCAGTACATTCGCTCCACTACTCTCGGCAAATCCTTGTAGTAAGTATTTAGAAGGTTGTCCCACCTGAAAGGCTCAAAGTTAGGCACAAAATATCGTTCCACACCGCCGCCTTCTTCCTTTGCTCTCAAAGAAAAAGTTACTTCATTTTTCACCTCCTTAGTAGCGTACACGTGCCATCGTCCTGTTTTCTCCTTATACTCTGTTTCAGTTGTCCCGTCCTCTTTCTTTTTTACCTCCTTAGTGAAAAACTCCATCACATCCATTCCGTTCTCCTTGTCATTCAGAGGACTAAAAAACTTACTGCTAAAATCCTTTCTATCATCAAGTACCTTGTCGTCAAAGTGTATTACCCCATCATTATTCCTTTGCTTGTAAGCGTTCTCCTCGTCGTATTTCTTATAAAGAAAATTATTCTTCTGCCCGTAGTTCGCACTATGATACTTCACCTCCTTCACTCTTACAAACTTACTACTCCAATCTATCACAGGAGCATTCACCCTTTCTGATAAGGTGAAGAAGTCGTATACCCCCGTTTGCCTATCTCTGATGGGTGTCAAAGAGAATAATTTAAATACCTCCTTAAATAAGTCTGTTAAAGCAAAATCCGACACAAGTACTGACAAATTGTCGTTTCCCTTTATCTTTTCAATTTTAAAAATACCTCCATTTGCTCTTACTCCATCTCCATATTTACGATTTTTAATACCCCCTTGTATATATATATTATCTCCTTTTTGAAAGTATAAAGTTTTGTTGTAATTCACTTTGTCCCAACCTTCTTCAGATACATTTATCTCTTCTAACCACGATTGAGTAGAATCAATACCAAGTTGAGCTATCACAGTACCTTGTTCTGAGTATAATTTATCACATATAAAACTAACCCTATAATAACCTTCCTCCTTAATAGTAAAAGGTTCTATTCCCTGGCTTTCGTGTGCTACATATATATTGTTGTCATAAATTCCTTTTTTAAATCCATATTTAGATAGTTCTCCAACAAAACCCCACCAATTTAATGCTTTAAAAACCTCTTTATCAACTATATCATTATATTTTATATTAGAAGAAGCAATGTAAGCATTCTTCCAATCAAACGTATTAAACGTTGCGCCCCTAAACCTAAAACCGCTATACTGCTGCACCAACCTAAACACCCTATCTAAACAGATAGAAAGAGGCGTGTTATCAAACCTATATACTTGTAATACACCATTGTCGTCCCTCTTTTCAGCATCATCACCATAATTTCCTACCAAGTATATAAGTTCCCTTGTGCCTACGTTGTCCTCTGTGTGCGCTTTTACTATCTTATCCAATGACCGCTCAGCACTCCCATCAATAAGTCCGTTCACCCCCTTAATATCCCTATTCATAAGGTATTGGTACAACTCCCTACCGCTGTCTTTAAACTCAAATATATAAGCATCATCACGTACTCCTATCAAGTACCCATTGCCACTACCGACAATCAGCACCCCATTTACGTAATAATCTACCCTATATACCTTATAAGCCCCCTTATTATCACCTTCAGACATTTCTGCGAAGTCAAATATAAGACGATTGGCAGCCGTTACCGGCAAATATACCGTTTCAGAGTAGCCTACCTCACGCGTTTCAAAGTTAAACATATCATTCACCTGCAACGTATAAGCAAACCCCTTATCGCCCATCTCGGCCCTATTACCATCAATATATAATTCAGTCATAACTTATAATTCTCGTATTGTTCTCTCTGGCTCAAATTCTATCGTTACCCCAAAAGGGTATAACAATTGTTTGTTTATATCAAACTTTTGCGTTCCTTCTACTACAATCACCCTTTCAAATAGTTCAGTATTCAAATCATTGTTGTCTCCAACTGTTTTTTCGCCCCTATATACATACACCTCACTGCTATATAAAAGGCTTTGCAGTTCGTCTAACTCATTCTCCATAATCGCTACTTCACTCTTCAGTGTCCAACGCTTCACTGCTGTACTCCCCAGCGAATGTAATAGTGAAAATCTATCACCAATGCCTATACGTGTGCCCTTTATCATTTGTCCCAGCTGCTTCGTCTTCACCTCCTCTGTATATTCATTTGAAAAGAGCCAATAACTAAATGTGCCTGCAGCATTTCTCCATACAACAAACACCCCACACTGGTCAATCACCCTATCTATCTTCTTATATTCATATCGAGGTATCCCTTTGTAATCCACTTCCCTTACTGCTCCCTTATTAGTAACCTCTAATACTACATCGTCCTGTGGATAACCTCTGAAGTAAGTAGTATATACATCATTTGCCCTATCAAGGTTTTTGCAAATACGTGTGTTATTATACCATTTATTGTTAGTCAAAATACTTGAGAAAGTAGAAGGAAAAACCCTAAACTTGTTCTTTATCACCTTTACACCTTCCGTAATCTCAAATTCTTTTATCTCATTACCGTCCCTATACGTAGCCTGCAATTCTACCTCTATCGGTATGCTTGTTGCTCTTATCTGATAATCACTCGCTTCTGTGTATGAAAAGAAGGCTGTTTTAAATACCGCTCCAAAATCCACATTCACCACACTCTCATTTTCCTTGTACAAGTAATGCTTCTTTATCTCTACTGTCTTTTTCCCTATAGTTCCGTCTATCATTTTCACAAAAGACGCTCTAATGATAAATACCCCATTATGCTTAAGTTTCTCCTTATCGACATCTTCTAATCTAATTCGCAAAGGAACTCCACTAAATCCCCCCCAGTAGTCTGTAGTTAAAAAATCCATCTTAAAAACGTTTTAAAAAGTTAATAATCTCACTCGTAAAAGCCCCTATATAGCCATCGCCTACCTTATTGATTATCTCCTGTACCCTCTCACCTGTTATCACCTCGTCAATAAATGCGGGCTTATCCTCATTGCGGCTTCTCTTCGTGCCCTCTCTTGCTATCTTCTTAGCAATTGCCCACGCTAACCCCGATACCTTCATCTTGCTTTCTATCGGCTGAATGCCTTTAGATTTTATCCATTGCTCAATTGCAGCAATAGGCGGCAAATTCCCCGCCTTGCGCCCGTGCTGCATATAGTACGTATATCCCTCACCCGAAATCGTACCCTTCAGCAATCCTGCTACCTCATCAGTTTGCACCTGCAACGATTGACCCCACGCGCCACTGGCTTTCATTCCTAATTCCTCATATCTGCGTATTAGGTCATCTTTCAGAGCCTCCAACTCCTTATGCAATATCTCAATAGGCTGTTTCATCTTTTATTCGCTTATCGTTACCTGATAATTAACGATTACTCCATCAAAGTTATTACTGAACTGATTAATAACCTCAATAATACGCCACGAAGCAATCGAGTAATCCCCGCAAAAGGCATTTGCAATCTTCATTACCTCCTCTTTGCAAGGCTTAATATATTGCTCGTATTTGCCCTCTGTAGCATCATTTCCCATCTGACTATCATACATCCTATCAAAATCAGAATGCTTAAGCAGCATAAATCTTCCTGAATAAGTACGCTTTATAGGTGCAGAGTAGTCGTCAAACGTTACAGACACTTCAGGCACATCAAGAAACAAATAAAACTCCTTCCCCGATTGCCCTTCTAAGTTGTTGTAATCCTGCCTGCCATACTCAAATGCCCAGCCGTTATTGTTTGCTATCTGTTGTAATATCTCTTTCATATCCTATTTATTTGCCATTAACTTCTGAAATCTATTCTGTATATTTGTTTGCTTTGCCCTATACCATAAGATATAATGCACCTCCAAATAATTGAGTTCCTCAATATCATTGTATCTAAGAATATCACCACCAGCAAGGTTATCAATCATCGGCAAATCGCCAAACATCTCTAATTCCTTAACACCTGCTTCTTGTAGCCTACCATCATACTCTGTAGGGGCTACCTTCCAATGATGTTGCTCTAACTTCACCACCCTATCCACTTCATTAGTGATGAACCTCATACAACGATAAAACCGCACAACATTCATCTTCATCATATCCTTCTTGGTACATTTATAAACCAACTCAAAAGCATTCATTAGTCCCTCAGTTGTACCTCGCATTACCTCCCTTTTTATCGTATTTACATCGCCAAAGGTTAATTCGATAATACTATTTTTTACCCCGTGTATGTGTTTCTTAAACCAGTGCCTACGTGTGTAGTTAGATAGAGGTTTTAAGACTTTCAGAGCGGGCAATAATTCCTTTTGTTGCTCTTCAGATAATTGTATAAAGTCGTATAGTGTCATCTTCTGAATATAGGTTTAAATGTTTTTCTCGGCTTCAAATCAAAATACTCTCTCATTAGCAGCATATCCCTATAGTCAGGGCTTCGTCCTATTGCTTGTTTAACAGTATCTTTGTTTATTACAGACAATTTTTGCCCGTCCTTGTTGTCACTTTTGATTTGCTCCAATTCTTCAGTAATCATCTCCTTAGTGCGTTCTGATAGTTCAGCACTAATGTATATGCCATTACTATTGATACGCTCGGCTATTCTGTATAAGCATTGCGTTTGTAAGTTCTTGTAATTAGTAGGTTGCCCATTCTCTTCAAGCGGGGTGCTGTTATTCTTAAAGCCTACGATGCCCGTATTATCTACCACACCGCCTCCTACACCATCCTCATCAGCAATACAATTCCCCTTTGGAATATTGTACTTCATTCGCAACGTATTAATGAGTGCTTGTATCTCTGTGGTTGCTGAAGTAGCCATTGTGTGTATCTCTATCAGTTCCCAGCCTCTCCAAACACCTATAACACACAAATCCGATCCAAATCGTGCTATATCAGCAGTTAGGTACATAGTGCTATCTTGTGCTATTTGGTCGTTGCCAAATACTGCTAATATCTTATCGTAATCGCATAACGCATTCGGATCATCATCATACTCCCATAGCCCGTGCAATAATCGCTGCTTCTCTGGCCCTCGTAATGTGCTCTCCAAATTCTGAATGTACTCTTTAGGTAGCATCTTATTATCGTACGGTAACGCCTGAATGAAAGCCCTTCGTGCGCTCAAAGTACCCTCCTTGTAAGGTGTATAAAACTCTTTATACAGAAAATTCTTAGACGGGTTAGCAGTTATCAGTAATTTGCCTTTCAAGTTATATTCCCTATTCTTCCATCGCCCTATTGATATTTTAAGGTTCGAATAGCTATCATAATCAAACTCCCCGCCCTCTTCTATCCAACCGCGTGTAAATTGCATTGAGCCTAATCGCTGATATTGAGGGTCGCTTGGTAAATACTTACAATCTAACAGTAATACCCGTGAACCATTATGCAATTCAAAATAGTTATCCTGCCCATTGTACTTATACGCATCTTGCGGTATACCCCACCCATTCAGCACCTCGTGAATGCTCGGTATGGTGAACCGTCTCAAATCATTAAGTTGTTTTCGAGCAATGAAATACTGAGTACCTGCATACATTAGAGCGTCGGCTAATATAAGTGAGCAACCTATGAAAGACTTGCCCCCTCCCTTTGCGCCTCCGTAAAGTATCTCATCCGTTGTTGTGTCATACCACACCCTAACACATTCATATTGCTTTCTATTGCCTTTTGGTGTAATTGTTATCTTACTCATCAGGTTCGCCCTCCCATACTATCTTAACTTCTGATATGCTAAAATCACCATTAACCTCTTGCTTTATAGGAGCGTCCCATCCTTCCATTTTAGCGAGTTGTGTGATTGCTGAAATGCGTTCACGATACGAAGGAAAAAACTTCTCCCCGTCAATCTCTCTACCCTTTCCTTTTGCTATGTCGGCTAAAATCTTCAAGGCGTCAAATTTTGCTAATAAGTCCTTTTTTCGCACTTCAATTTCTGCGCTTACCACTTGTTTCGCTACCTCTGCATTGATTGAATTTTGCCACTCCTGAAGCTGTTTTTGAGCTTGTTTCCAGTCTTTATCAAAGGTAGTTTTGCCTTTACCCCACTTTACCTCATATTTACCCCACATTTCCCCATACGACAAAAGAGGAGACTTTTTGAGTTCCTCTAATATCCATTGCTGTCTATGTTTTGGGGTGTTATTCATCTTGTTCGTCTTGTATGTATGATAAATCTAATTCAGGGTAATTATATTTTATTTTTTTAGGATCACCTTTGTAAAATACTAATACGTTTTGATGTGTCTTGCCTATTTTCCTACTGGCATTAAATTGCTTTCCTGCACGTATAGGTAGACTCCCAACAGCATTTACTAATATCATTTCGTTGTACAATATAACACCACAATTCCAAAATGCCATTATAGTGTCGGACACAAAGTTTCTGTAAAATCCTTTCTTATCTCTTACATCTCCTACAACAAACACTGCAAAACGGTCTTCTTTGAGCATTTTGCAACTCTTACGGATAATCTCCTTATATGCTGTTAGGAAGTCTTTATATTCCATATTAGAAATGTCGTTAGGATCATCAGAATACACCTCTAAATCAGTGTAAGGAGGGCAAGAAAAAATCAAATCGGCATCGTACCCTTGTGCTATTTTGTCTATATTCTTACTATCTCCTATTGTCCACGTGGGGAAGATCTCATTGTCTTGAAGTACCTCTGTTGCATTATCACGATTTGCTTGTATTTGTTCTTCTCTCAAATCGTTACCGAGATATTCAAATCCTAACTTAGCTGCTACAATTCCACGTACCGAACCTCCAGCGAAAGGATCTAATATCTTTCCTTTAGGTATATTAAACCATTGATATGCTAATTCACATAGTACGGGGTCAAAAATAGACGCTAAGGGCATTTCATTTCCTTGTATTTTATTTACTGATTGTAATGTCTCCATAACATTATCACGCCCTTTCTCACTCTTTATTCCTAATGACAGCCACCAACGTTTTCTGTCTTGCCAATACCCTTGTCGTGTATCAAGCACTGAAAAAGGAGGTACTATGAACTTTTCTAATAAAGTTCCTTTTTTAATTTCTCCCCCCCCTATTTCAGATGTATCACTCTCCTCTTCTTCAATCTCAATACCTAATTCCTCCAACTCAAACCCATACTCCTCTGCTACCGCTTCCACTTCCTCAAGGTCAAGGTTGTAGTTTTGGTGTGCCGTAGTGTTTGCTAATATTTGTGCCTTGTAGTAGGTATCTGTATCGTCTTCTATATCATTGCGAACAATTACAGGGTACTCATTCTCTGCAAGAGTTATTTCCTTTGGTACTAATCCCTTTTCGTCAAACTTCTCCTTTCGTGCGTGTCCTGAAATGATTGTCCCTTGCTTGGTTACTGATATACTCTCAATCACTCCCACCTCATCGATAGAGGAACTAAGTAGTTCCATACCTTTTTCTGTGTGCTTGTTTGTGTTTCTCTTACTTGGTTTTATACGTATCATTTAGATATATAATTTAACAGTGTTTTTTGTATATAATTTTCAAAAAAAAATGTATTTTGCTATTTCTGTATTTGATTTTCAATAACTTTCTGAAACTCCTCAAAGGTGTAGCAAACGGCGTAGGTATGCCCCAGTGTGATGGCTTTCTTCTGAAAATCCTTTTGATTTTGCGTTTGACGATTGCCTTTGACTTTCATTTCGATATAGAGGCTTTTGCCTTGTGGCAGGAGCACTACCAAGTCTGCTACCCCTGATAATACGCCCTCAGCCTTGAGGCGTTGTGCTTCACGAACGTTGCGACTGCCTCCGTTAGGAACGGCGTATATAACGAGGTGTGGGTATTGGCATCTAAACCAGCGTACGCAGGCGGTTTGTAGGGTGCTTTCTTGGTGTTTCATAGGGTTTATTTTGTTTCAAATATTTCTTTTAATACTTCAGTAGGATAACTCTTAACGAAGCCGTATTTGGCATCATATTCGTTACCCATAGGTATAGAACGTTGTACGCATATTTTTGCGGCTTTTCTCCCTAATGATATAGCTAACTGCAAGGGCACTCTTTTGCCTATGATATTGCTGTATCCTGATATGGTAAAATAGTCTTCGTTTTTGGTGGTGATTTTAGCTTCTATCTTGGTGAGACGCTCATTTTGCAAGGCTATTTGCTCGGCTTGTGCTTGTTGTGCTTTTTCTAAGGCTATCATTCCTTGTGCTTGAGCCATTAGTATTTCGCCTGCTGTCATTGGCTTGTTTGCTTCCTCAAAGCGTTCCAACCACGCTACTACACGCTTGCGAACAAATTTACTTTCACGAAGTAGCACTTGCTTTCCTTGTGCGATAGTGAGTTCAAAATAAGGGTCTTCTTTACTACCTCCATTAGGTAACTGTCTGATTTTAAACAAGGGCTGAATTTTTAGCTCTCGTATTTCCTCTTCAAATTCATCACGAATGATGGCTAACAGGTTCTTGTGTAATAGTTCCGTCTCTTTACCTTCTTCTTTTCTGAAAAGGTTGATTTGTTCTACAAGTTCAAGGCTTGTAATAGTCTTTTTGGGTGTAATTCCTTGTGATGAGAGTATTAGGGTATTCATTATAATTTATTGTTTTACAATTTCGGCTGCAAAGATACGAAAAACTTTAAACAATTACTACAAAAAAATGATATAATTATTTGTGTACCAGCATTTTGCATAGTCATTTTACATAGTCATTTTGACGGGGCAAAACGGCTGTTAATATGAAAGCCGTTAATGTAATACTAACGGCTTTCTATTAAGTGATTGTTATTAGTCCTGCTCTATCTCATACATTATAGGCATTCCTATTTTGGTAGCGATATAGTGCTCGATACGCGCACCTTTGCTGTCTTCCCAACCCTGTAACATATAGATAGCATTACATTGCAGAAGGTCGGCAATATCTTTAAGCATATGTGCTTCCCAAGTATCGTGCTCGGTAAGTCCGTTTTCTAAGGGGTTTACGGGTTCATAGCCTAATCTTTTCGTCGCTTTGGCTACGGCTGCAAAGCGTTTGCGGGTTTCGGTGAGGTCTGTACCACTAATCTTTCCTGATATGTAGACTTTCATTTTAATTGCTCTTGTTTATAGGTTTGTATGAGGGCTTTTACGCATTCTTTTTGGGCTTCCTCGTAAGTGTCTCTACGTCCACAGCATTTATCAAAATTATTGTTATCGTAAATAGAGTAGATATAGAAATTTTCTGGTGCAATGTAAGGGCGAATATAGCTGTATAAGCCACGATCTCTAAACCACGCAAAGATATCTGTCCAAGTAGGAATAATTGCAATCTTGTCAAGTAAATTCTTGTCAAGTGTTTTGTATGTTAAATTTTTCATTTCACCGCAAAACACTACGTTATAACCTTTATTGCAGTCCTGAACAAGGAAGGGCTCAATTAATTGTGTGTAATCAATAGCAAATGTACAAGGCTCATCAAAACCTATTGCTTTAAGTTCTTGGGCTATATCCAAAGGTATAAGCCAATTGGGGTAATTCAATTTATTCATCTTTGATAAATTTACGGTTAATAATTTTTCCTGTTCTGTTTTTGATTTCGTTGTAGGCGATATTGAGGCACTCCTCAAGGGTGCTTTCCTCTAACAAGGCAATGCTATGAAGTTCATTAATCATATACAATAACCTATGATGAGGAGAATAAGGTATTATCTTAAACCCTTGCCCGCATTCGTTTCTAAGCAAAATGTTGAGTAGATATTCTGTATATATAGCCATACGTACGGGCGTGGAGCCCTTATCAAGCCTCATAGTTAAGGCTTGCCTAATGAGAAATTCACTATCCTCTTCTACCATATAACAGTAGTTAATGAGGGTTACCATTACATCGCCTATGGCATCCTGAATAGCGGGGCGGTCGTTGTCATAACACGCTTTGATAAGCTCTCCAAACTCCTCATGGGTTTTGAGGAGTTCGTCAAAGGGCGTTAGTTGCTCATAAATGCCTCTTTCTTTTGCCCATTCTTGGATAAGAGGGACGAGTTCTTTGATTGTTAAATTTGGTGTATTCATTTGTCTTTAGTTTTTAATTCTTATCTAAGCCCCATACAATAGGAGCGGTAATTGATTTTAGTGTCGTGCATTAATACGTAGTCGTACCATTGCAGTATCTTTCCTTTGGGTTTGTTGTGCTTCATATCGAAGTATATATCTTCAATATTGAAAAAGTAATCGGATAAGCATATGATACCTCCTCCTACATCGTAATTGTCAAATTCAAATTGTAGGTCTTGCTTGTGGCAGAACTCCTTGATGAGGTTGCGTGCTGCGTACTCGAATAACTCGACTACTTCTTGTTCTTGTGGTGATTGTTTTTTCATTATTCTTTATACTTTTCGTTAATCACGTCTAAGTGCTGGTATATCATTTCCGATAAGTCGTTAGAGTACGACTCGAAGGCGTCTAATAGTACTTTGTCGTCTTTCATTGTTTTCTTAAACTGCTTCACGGCTTCTCCGCTGAAGTGTTTAAGCTGTCTGAATGAACGTTTAAATTCTCTGCTGAATTTTTTGTCGTCAATTCCGTGCATCAGCTCATTAAGGCTATCGGCATACGATAGGGCAAGGATTGCGTAATGGGCTATTTTCTCACGCTTTAGCACGGGCATTACTACTGCTTTGTCGTGTTCGGCTATTGCGATATTCATTAGGCTTTGTGCTTCTTGAGGGGTTATATTTAGCCCTCTTGCACGGAGTTCTGTTATAAATCTGTTGTTTTTATTCATTTTTTTCAGTGTTTTTGTGTTCGATTAGTGTTCGCCTTGTGTTCGCCTTGTGTTCGGTTTAAAATGGTACATCGTCTTCAGGCTCTTTTTTTGCAAAAGCCTCATTAGGCGATGCGGTAGGTATAGCGTTGTTGCTCCGCTCTTGTGTGGGCATTCTTGGTACGTTGTACGTTGGTTTTGCCATTGTGCCTGTAAATTCATCATAAGGATAAATGGTAAAGTCGCTGCTATCTACCATAAATTTAAAGGCTTCAAATGGGTATCCTCGTGTGTATTGCGGCAACACTTCCACTATATCCTTATTGTTCTCATCGGGCTTGAGCAAAAAGACTGTTTCTGCTTTCTTGGTGACGGCACTCCCTAAGTGTCCGGTGGCTTTGGTTACTCCGTAGGCGACGTGGATAATCGTGCAGATGTGTATCTTATACTGGTCTGCCCACTTGATCAGTTTGTGCACGATTTGATTACTCCATTCGAGGTTATTTACATCGTTCATCAGGTCGGCGATGCCATCGATAAACACCATTTTCGTCTTGCCCTTGTAACGCTCTAATGCTTTGTCAATGAATGCGACACGCTCCTCAGCGGTTAGGTGGCATATCTTGAAGGTTAGGTACTGAGGGTATATTGTACCTACTACTTCGGTAACGCCTTTAAAAGTACGTTGGGCGTAGTAGTCGGACTGCTCGGTATCGAAGTCTAATACATACTCATCACTCTTGCGGTGGGTACGTAGTAAGGGGAAGCGATAGGAGGCGTTGCCGCCGATGTAGGTGGCGCATAGTTGCGTTTTAAAGAGTGTTTTTTTGCTCTTGCTTGGCGCTGCTATTACGCTGAAACTTCCTGCCGTCATTACTGTTGTAGGGTAGTAATTGCCTTTGTACTGATGCTCTCCGATGCTGATAAGTGTTTCGGGCGGGGGGAGGGGTTTATCGAGCGGTATATACGCCTTTTCGTACTCGCGGGCGAACCATAAATCATCGAAAGGAGAAAGCTCTACACCTTCCTCAATTTCTTGTACTTTTAGCGACATAATAGCGATAATTTAGTGATTTCGGATTTGATAAAATACTCTATATCTTCACGTTTGTACTCCTTTTGCAAAACAGCGATGCAGTCTGCCATTCGCTCTTTGACGATGTTGTTTTTTGCCTCTACAATGCGGGATATATCTTGTGAGCGATACTCGTCTTTTAGGCTTGTGGTTTGCTCTGCTGGTGTTTTGTTTGCTTCGGCTATTCTGTTAGCTTCTCTTAGGGCTTCATTATAGTCTTTATAGGCGGTTTCGTATCGCATCATTTTAGTATTTTCGGCTATATCGTCTATCCACCATTCGAGGGGTTTTTGAACAATTTGATGCACGTGTGCTAATATGCCGCTGGCTGTTATTTTTTCGTCCTTTTCTTTAGCGAATAAGTAGCGATTTAGGAATACAAAGCAGAACAACCTTGATAGCAAAGGGTACTTTTCTGTCTGGTATTCTTGTGTTGCATTGATAAATTTCAGTACAGAGTTGAACGCTTCTTTATCATCGGCATTTCCTTTTCGTTTGGCGAGGTATGCGAGCCGACGCATTGCGATGTCTAAGTCGATTGTGTTTTTGCTCATTTTTGTCGGTTTTTAGTTGTTAGTTACATTCTACAAGTCGCCTACGTTGCGTACCACTCCTTTTTTGCTGATTTTTTGCCCTTTCTGCGGGCTTTCGTTGTAGAGTTGAGTGTTTGTTAGTCCAGCGTTATAAAACTTGCTAAAATGGTCTGTTTCTAACATTTTGTCAGGCGATAGGGTGAACTGTGGGTAAATCTCTTTCTGAATGAAAACGCCTTTGATGGCTAAATCAATCTCTCGTTGGGTGTATGTTTTAGCGACATCAATGAGGTTTAACTTAGATTGCCCAAGTATAGCTACCTTGCCTATGACTCCTGCCTTGTAATGTTTTTTAGCATCATTCCAACGTTTGGCGAACCAAGCCTCGAGTGCTGGTAAGTTTCCTTTGAAGTCTTCGTAAGCGTTTAGGGGCTGTTTTTCGGCTTCAGGATTTTCTTCGTGCGCACCCGCTTGTTTGTTTGTTTGTTGAAATAAATCATTTACATTATCATTTACATTTACATTTACATTAAGGGGGCTTTTGCTTTTTTTGCTTTTTTCAAAAACCAATTGGTTTTTTTGCTTTTCTTTGCTTTCTTCTAATTCATTGGTTTTCAGTGGTCTTCCTCCTTTTGCTCCTGCTTCTTTTCTCTTTTCTTTGATTGATACATACTTTTGTGTATCCCTATCAATCGTTTGTTTTACAAATCCGAATGCTACTTTTGCAAGTGGTTTTAGTTCAATCAAGTTACCATATATGGCATATTCCGTAATAGCCTGATAAACTTCCAACTGAACCTCACTTGGCAAATCCCGAATAACATTCAACCAATCTTTGTAAAAAACAAATGTTTCTCTTTCCATAGTGTGGGTGTTAAAAAACTCCCCTTGCCATTAGCAAACTCTCTGGACAATGGCACGCCAAATAATAACGCTCGCCAAAGACAAGGGGAGACAAATGAATGAAATATTAGATTGCTTGTTTTTGTGCTGCCTCTGCTTCGTCTATAAGGTCAAAAAGCGTTGGCATACTTACTTTTTGTTTTGCCGCCTCGCAATAGGCTGCACCGTCTAAAAAGTATTGTGGATTGAGTTCAAAACCTACTCCGTAACGACCTTTAAGCACTGCACGATAGGGTACTGTCATTAGCCCTCCAAAGGGGTCTAATACTACATCGCCCTTGTTGCTCATCTGCTCAATCACACGGTCTGCTATATCAAACTGCATTGGGCAAAGGTGCATCTCTTTTCCTTTGCTCCATTGTGAGCCATTGAGGGTAAGCATACGGGTTACATCCGTCCACACTTCATCACTCCAGCTTTGAGGTTGTAAGAGCATAAACGAGGTGGGTAGTTTGCCGTGTAGGTCTAATGTTTCGGCTATTTTTACATTGAAGTCGTGGTTATAGATTGTTTCTAATGAAAAACGCTTATACTCTTGGAATATGCTATCGTGAGGTAGTTTAGCCAACTCTTCTGGTTTTAAACAACGATTGCCTGATGATCGTGTAAATCCGTGAGCGTCTATCTGCCACTTGGCCCGTGTGTAGTCTTTCTTGCTCTTAATTACAGGCTCATCAGCATAAGCGTTAGTTTTATCGGTTGCGGGTTTTCTGAATAATAAAAGATATTCAGGCATTCCTACACCCATCTTAGTACCGTCTTTGCATTGTTCGCTCCACCCTAAGCGGTAGGTTTGACCATTTTCACGAACCACATCAGTAACGATGGTTTTCATACCCATATAGGCGAAGCCGTGCTTGGTGTAGTGCTGTATGCAATCTACGTGAAAAGGGTAAACGGTTTGTACGCCCATTCCTGATAGCCCCATTGGTACGATACGGTCTTTTACGTGTATAGCGGCTATCCTGCCAGGTTGCAGCACTCTGAATAAGTTAGGGGTAAGGTAATCCATTTGCTTAAAAAACTCCTCATTGCTTTCAGAATGTCCAAAATCAGCATAATTAGGAGAGTACTCGTATTGGGTGCTGAAGGGTATTGAGGTAAGGATAAGCCCTACACTGTTGTCTTTTAGTGCGTGCGGGTTTTCGTTAGGATTGAGTTCTACTACATTGTCGTTGTTTACAATATGGTAGTAATCATTTTTTATCTCAATACGCTCCACGCCTATTTTGCGTGTAAGTACTTGCGCCATTTCAGAATGAGAAAGTCCGTATTTTTTAATTATTTCGGTCATATTCTTTACGAGTTTATTATGGTTTTTCCACTTGTTTTCTAAGGTTTTACGCACGTTGCGCTCGGCTTCGGTATAGATTAAATCTACTCGCACCACGTTCTTCTGTAGGAAGCGTTGCAGGCGGTGTATAGATTGTATAAAGTCGTTGAACTTATAACCTATCCCCAAGTATATTGCCCAACTGCAATACCGCTGAAAATTACACCCTGAGCCTGCTATTACGGGCTTTGCTCCTAATTCTTGCAACTCGCCATAAGAGAATTGCTTTATTATCTCCTCACGCTTTTCAAAATCCTGAGAACCGTATATTGATTTTAGTGTTGGGATAGCCTTTTCAATCGCTTTGCGTTCGCTCTCTAAGTCGTGCCATATTACACGATGTGCTTCAGGGTCTTCAGCACGGAGTTCTAACATTTTAGCAATGCGATCATCTAATGACTCCCTTTTTTCTTGTGCTGATTGTTGTAGCCCCAGTGCAGTGTCTTTAAACAACTTTCCTTGTCCGTCTTTCTCTACTCCTGCATTTTCGTGATTAGTAGGTATTTCGTGCCAACGCAAATCTAAGTCGGGGAGTATATAGCCCATATCGTCTGCTTCGTTTTGGGTAATATCAGAAGGTTTTGTTACAAAAAGTCCCCAAGATGATACCCACAACCAAAATTCCTCTTCTTTATGAGCGTGCAGGGTAAGTTTATCAGCCTTGGTGCTATCACGTTTAAAGAAGCGTGTTTTTGCTTGTGATACATCCATCACTCCTAAAAAGTCGGCATACGCTAATAACTCTATATAATCATTAGGGGAAGGAGTGGCCGTGGCTACAAATCGGTATTTGATATTGTCAGCCCCTCTACGCTGTTGCATTGGCCCAGCGTCGCCTGTGAATAACCTCATAAACTCACGGAATGTTTTAGAGCCTCCTAAGCCCCTGAGGATACTCGCCTCGTCAAGGCTTGCCGCCTGAAAGTGTCGAGGATCTAATTTGCCGTCTCTGATACTTTCATAATTGGTTAGGTAGATACCGTCCTTATCGTTCGTTTCCTCAATACGGCGTATAAATTTAGGGGCTACCTCCCAGCCGAGAATGTTCTTAGCGTCTTCAACAAACTCTTGTCGTACGGATAGCGGACAAACTATAAGCCCCTTACCTCCTCCTAACTTTTGAAGGACTACCCTAACAGCTTCCAGCTGTGTAACGGTCTTGTGAAGCCCAAAGGACGCAAAACAAGCACGCCTACCGCCCTCTACCATCCACTTTACCATAAGGCGATTGTGGGGCTTCATACGTGGGTTAATCTCATCGAGCGAGCATTCAAACCCTTGTTTAGGAGCGATTTTGATTTTGTTCTTTAAAAACTCTTGATACTCATTCATTTTGATTTGAAATTAGAGATTTGATAAAGATTTATGCGCACTCAATCTCCTTCAAATCGGTTATTAATTGCCTGCAGGTGCTACCTGCTTAGCCCCCGCTCACGGCTCGAACGTGAGTGCTTGCCTATCGGGGCAGCCAGTTTTTCGGAAATACTAACTAACTTCTTGCATTAACACTTTCAATGGCATTATTCAATAACTCGGAAATTGCATCAAAATCTTCTTCGTTAATATGCTCTAACAATATCCTTGCAGAAGTATGTAATGCTTCTAAACTATCCAATAGGTCTTTTCCTATGTCTGAATATATATGCCCAGTTTCAATGAGGTGTTTAACTTTGTAACTTTGGAACTCTATCAAGTCTAATAATGCTCTTGATTGTGGGAAATAGTCGCACCCAAAAACGTTTGAACCCTCAAACTTTATTAATTGCCCTATGGCTTCTGACAAATATTTGTTTTTGTCAATGTTTAAATTCAATTCTTTCATTTTTAATATTAATTAAATACTTTTGGTAAATGTTTATTCTTGTAAGAAGTCCTCAAATAATCAACAAGAGATTCAAAGGTGGAAATAAAACCCTCATTGATTAGTGATGTTACTTTGCGCTGAAACTCCCATAACTCCTGCTGTTTTTGTTCTTCTCCGAAATCGTTACGAATGCCGTTTTTATGGTCGCCAAAAACAATGTAGTTTAACGCCTCTGCGACCTTTCTTATAGCGGTTACTACAAAATCCTTTGGTACAAGTTTGCTAACTGCTGAACAAAGTTCTTTATAACTATCACCTGCAAGATTTCTGTACTTTATCATTTCGTCATAAACGAATTTAAGTACATCGTATTTAAAGGAAGGATTGAGCCACATTGCAAAATCAATAAATAGCATTGGGTGCATCCAAGTTCCAGCATTTACCCCTCTTGAGGCTCGTGATTTTAAATACACAGATGTTTCAGAATTTAATTCTTCTTTCTGCATTATTACTTGAATGTATTCCTGTGTAGATTTGTTTAAAAAGAAATCTTTCATTTCTTTCTCATTTACATATGGGGAATTCCCCATATGTAAAACTTTCTGATTATCAGTGCTATTTTTTACATGTGGGGATTTCCCCTTATGTAAAACTTTCTGATTTTCAACAATATTATTCCATTGCTTCAATAATGCAGTAGCATTGAAAAAGCCGTCCTTAGTGCGTTGGGTAACATCAAAAGTCCCCATTTTGCGAATCATATTCTGATTTGTTATCATAGGTTATTTGTTTTTAGAAGTTAGTAATTCCTTTGAGTAGTAAATGAGGTTATCCAAGTTGTAGAAGTCATCAGCGGTTAGACAACTTGCGATGCAATCGTCAATCGTCTGTATTTGCCACAAAATAGAGTATAGGTTATTCTTTACCTTACTTTCGGGCAACTTGTCTATTGCCTCACTAAATAGGTCTGAAAGGTGATTTTTTGTTTGGGTAAGATTGTAGATTTTACCCTCTAAATCCATTCCGATATGTTCTACTTTCGGTAGGATTTCTAAAAGTGAAGTGTGGGCAGTTTTCGCACTGCAAGGCGTGTCTATGCAATTACTATTATTCATTGCATTAACATTTTCATCGTACTTTGGCATTTGCGAATGAAAATATTTATTAGTAATAAAATAGGAAAGGCTATCGCCCCCTTTACTCGCCAAAGTACA